CATCCTGTGTGGATGGATGTTGCAATTGTAGAGGCTCACGAAATCATCGATGGGCATGGTCCAACTTTCGTCTTTGACGAGTGGGGTTGTCAATTCTTCTTCGTTTTCGGATTCGGAATCGTCTGGTGCTTCCCAAAATTTGGAATTTGTTGGGCGAAGCACTGGGAGTGCGGCAAGGGATTCGGCCATGTTCTTCTGTGTGCGGAGAGTATGTCGGGTTGTCGCTGGGAGCGGGCCCCATTCTTCGTGATCAACGAAGATTCGAAAATCTGCTGGGGCTTTCTTGATGGCCAATGTCGAGGAGGCTATCGAGTAGGTTGTTTTTCCGATTTTGAGTGAAGCATCGGGAGCTCGTCCAAGGACATCGTTGTTGCGAGATCGGTTGGTGAAGGAGTGTACGGAATGGTCGTCTGGATCATCATCAGCTTGGGCATCAGGTGTTTCGAGATTTTCGTTCTGTCGGACCATGATGTTGCCATGAATGTCACATTTTGAGCCAAGGACTTGAAATTCGCTGGAATTGTTATTGTAACCAGCGTAGACCCGAGTTATAAGAGGGTACACTGTGTCGGTGGAACCAACGATTTGAGATCCGAGTGATTGTATTGGAAATGAATCACCAGAAACTACGTCTACGGCGCTTGGAACGGTGGTTACGTATCCTTCGATGGTCTGAGGGACTGAATTTGTAACGTCGACGGGAAGAGGATTGTTCGTGACGTGAACGTTTAGTGTTGGTGGCGATGTTGTTGAAAAAGCCACTTGTTGACTAGTTGAGGTGGATGAATGGTGGGTTCCGGCGGATGGATAGAACTGGTTGTTCGCCACGTCTGTCAACATTGGAACTATAGAAAGAGCACCTACGAGATCGGCACGCGGGGTTATTCCATTAATTGCGTTGAGACTGACGGGCATAATTCCAGAGGTTGTTACTGCAATGGGTTGAACCACATCAACAGTTCCTGAAACGTGTTGTGTTGTCGGAAAGTTTGAGATCGAAACAAAACAATCCGGAGCTATTTCGGTGACTTTGACTTCACCATTCATGTTGAAGGAAGAGTTGGTGATGTTGATGGAGTTGAAATTAGCGGCTTGTGGGGGTGGATCGCTTTCGGCTCGGGCTGGATATCTTCGAGGTTCTGGTCGGCGGCGAGTTGTAAAATTTGCATTCGCGCTTGAAGCAGGGATTCGCCAGGCGTCAGGAAATGGAGAGCCTTTATTACCTCCTGCAGTAACTGTGATTGTACGCATTTTGAGGCCGGGATTGGCCACGAAGCCACCAAATCGAAAGTCATCGGCCGGGCGAAGCATGACCAATGCTTGGATATCACCAGTGCCAAAACCTGTGCCCGTTGCTTGATTGGCAATGATACCAAGGGTAAGTTGCCCTGAAAGGCAGTCGTAGTTAAAGTACTGCGAGTTAACGTCGGCAAGCGAGTTAACGAGATGCGTTTGAGCAACTGGACGGTTGAGCAGGGCTTTCTTTGTCGCGGCCATGGGAGTCTCGCAAAAGATGAATTTTTGTCTATCATTTCCGATTTCAAGCGGAAAAGGTGTTGTACCATATTCGGAGGCTGTTCCGGTAACTCCTTGAGTTCCAATCCAGTTGGCGACGGAATTGTATCCTTGATCATTTCCCGCTGTTGTGTTGAGAAGGGATTCAAGGTTTGGAGCATAAGTGGCAAAGGGTTGGACTCCATAGACATTTGCGGATGTATTGACGGACATGTGCCAATCGAGACTGCCATTATAATAGGCGAAGTGGCAGCCAATTTTCGCGAAGAGACCCGGAGAGGTGAGGGTGGCGGATGTTTTCGTGGCATAAATCGGTGGTGTGTGGAGGAAGGTTTGAGCCCAGATGACGGGGTGGCCAGCGACAATGTTAGTTGATGGTGGTTGGACATTGTCAACAATGACCCATCTTCGAAGAAGTTCTTTCGTGGTTGAGATCGTTTCACGAAAAAGAGGGTCGTGGTATTTCTTGGCTTGTTCTTTCGTAAAGCCTGGAGTGACGTCAACTGGAGCAGCTTGAGCGAGTTCGGCTGGAATAAATGGAATTGCGTTGGCATCGTCTGGAGATCCAGCTTGTGCGTCGGGTGTTTCTTCTTCATTTTCGGCTGGTTCTGGGAATTCAGAGGTGTAAATGTTGATCGGATCCCAACACGTGTTCTGCGTATTGAAATTTTTGAATTCGAGATCGGGATTGCCAGCGATTTGTCGGATGATGTCGACGGTCGTTGAGACGGTTCCAGTTGCGACGAGCGGAGTGGCCACAATAAGGGCTGCTACTCCAACGGCACGTTCAAGAAACCATTCTGTAAAACCGGCAACGTTGAGTGTTCCTGTTGCGTATGGATTTGGTCCGTTCGGTATGCGGAGGTATGGTTGGATGGTCATGAAGGGATGTGAGTAAATCTTCTCGATGGATTGATCGTTTACGTCCCAGAAGTCAGAATAGACTTCGAAGAAATCAGAGATGTTCGTTGGGAGCGTTGCGGTATTGGGAAAAATGCCAAAGGCAAGACGACCTTGATGGAAAGGCGTCTTTACGATCATGATGCGGGAGCGGTATGAACCTCTCCACATCGTTGGTCCGAGAGCGAAGATTCGTTCGAGAAGTGTCGGGTACATGGTTGTTGAGCAGTCGAGCGTGTTGAGGACTGTGGTTCCGTCTGTCCCACCAATATATTGGGTGAGAATTTCGAATGGTGTGATGGGCCATGACATAAGGACTGTTCCGGTTGGTTGTGAAACGTCCCATGTAACCATGTCCTTGTGGGTAAATTTCGACAAATAAAGATTTGCGAAACTCATTTCGTCGTGGTCGGTGTCGAATGTTTCCATGCGTGCGATGTTTTGAGAGCCTGGGATGTAGGTCATTCGTTGCATTTGGATTCCACTTTCGGTAGAATTTCCAAAGTGAGGAAGTTGGCGTTCGTAAATTGCAGGAAGAGGTCCGGGATATATTGCGTTATCCATTCCGGCCATGATTGCTTTTGCACCGAGGCTGTGGAGAGCTTTTATTCCGGTGTTTGCAACGTCGTTAGAATTTGTTGGTCCGGATTTTCCACCACCTCCAGTTGCGCCTTGTGAAGCGGTGATTGTTGGGGTGGCGGTTGCGGAATTGTCGGCATGATCGTATGCATCTCCTGTTTCAGCGGTTGGGCCTGATGAATTGGCCACAGAACCACCTACCAAGGTGATGTTGTTAACGGTTTCAGAGTTCGATGGTGAGGAAGAACTTGCGCCTTGAGCGTCAGGTGTTTCCAATGGACAGTTGGTGTTGAAAATTCCAACTGGAGCCAGTTCAACCACGCGGTTTACGTGACGAATGTGGAAACGAGATGTGTTAGCATTGACGGCTTCGGAGTGTTGGCGATTTCCAAGAGATCCAAGTGTTCTTGGGATCATTGATGGAAGGGCGAAAGTCGGGTTGTTGAAAGCGACTTGGACTGAAACTGGCAAAGAGGTTGTTGCGGATGGTCCATATCGTAACATGGCGTATGGTTCTACCACAAGAATGCCATTGAAATTAATGGCACTTGCGGCGTACATGTTCTTGAGCCAGTAGACGATGTTTCGGAAGGGAATTTCGATTTCGGTTGCGTTGATAGATGAGGCATTGACGTATCCTGGATTGAGAGGTGTCCACATTGTTGGGGCTCCAACGTAATGGTTTGAAACCACGCCTGGTGAAATTTGGCATGGTACAACATACAAGGCAAGAATACCTTGATGCATATTGGTTCCATTGACTTGAAGTCGGATGGTAATGGAATCAAAATGAACGTAATCAAAACGTTCAAAACCCATTGCGTTGAGTTGACTTGTTAAGAGATCCCAAGGAAGGTTGTATTGGAGAAGAGCACCGGTTGTTGCGGCAGTCCAAATGAGAGCGGACGTTTTGAGAGTCCAGCGAGAAGAAGCCATTTTAAGGCTCCAATCAGCATCTGGCATCGCAGATCTATAATCGCGCGCAGGCATTGCTTGAACTGGTCCGGGAGCTGTGAGTGCTATGATGGGTCTACCTTCTGAAAGGGTAACACCAGATCGTGCATCCACTATTGATGGTTCAGCTTGAGCGTCGGGGCTTTCGAAGAATGGAATTTTCGGCATTGGTTGTTGGGCCAGTTCCGGGATGACAGATTCGAGATATTCGTGTCTTGCACAAAGATCGTCCCAGGAATAGAGATTCGTACGTTCGCCAAAACGAGGTTTCATATTTAAGGCGATGGACTCTTTGATTTTTGAGGTCCATGTGTCGAATGCTTCTTTTCCGTAAAAGAACATGAGTTCTTGGGAATCACGGCAATTGTCGATGGTCATTTCGTATGTTTCGGAAGGGTTTTTGGTCCGAACCCATTGGATCAAGTCAGTGATGGTAGTCATGTCCATGAGAGGGACACAATGTCCTTCATATCCAAGTGGGAGGAAGCCGTTTTTGAGATAAGTCATTTCGGTGATGGCAGTTCCTGAGCGAAGTTCAGTTTTGTCGGCGCTGGTCATTTTGAATCCATGCTTTGCAAGGAGTTCAGAAATCTTTACGATGTTGAAGACTTTTGAAACTTCCAAGGATGGTGAATTGAGCAAGTCGTCTCCATAAGCCATGAAACGGACATTGGCGTAATACATAGGCCAAGGTTTCAATGAAACCGGGACCAGTTTTCGCCATGAATATCTGTTCATGAGCGAATTCATGTAACTGTTCAAAAGAGCAGTTAAATAAATTCCTGATGGTAAGCCCATAACTGTAAAATACAGCAAGAGCATGAAAACGGTTTGGGTGTTGATGAATTCGTGTACCAAAGTAGCTCGGATTTTGTGAGCGTCTTCGATAAGAGAAAGCCAATCTTCTTCGGTCAAGGGATTGAGCGGTTTTCGGTTTCCGAATTTTGGTTGGAGTCGGTCATAAACGTGGTTGGCAAAACGGAGGAAAGATTCCATTAATTGGGCACAGCATGAGCCGTCCCAATTTTCATAATCAGCACCTTCAGTGATGGGAGATACTGAAGTGTGTTGCGTGTAAAGTTCGCGCCAATCGGCAGAATGTACGTCGATTCCGATTGAAGCCCATCCTTTATGGAAATTGTGTTGGATATGGGCTACAAGTGCACCGAATGCTTGTTTCACCAGTAAGGTGTTGTCTACTGGCATAACGGTGAAAACGCG